CACGCTGACCTTTGCTCATCGCTCTTGCTTTTGCAATGGGCACGCATTTTGGATATTTTTTTCTTTTTTCTCCACCACTTCTTCCACACTTCGGGAATGAGCCATCCGATTTTTTGTTTGCAATATCTACCCAGTTTTCTTTTACCCATGATCTTAAACCTTTTTCGGCCATTAGACATCCATCATTTTAGTCATATCCATAAGTCCACCGTTAGCAGCTTTTTTTCTTTTCTTCTTGCCACCTGGTGTAACTTTACCTGAGCATACAGCTGATGCGTACATGTTAGCATATGCTGATGGGTACACTTTAAATTTTCTTTTCGCTGCCGCTTTACCTCTAGGACATAGTTTTGCCATTATGAATTTCTCCCTCTAGCTTTTGGATTCATTCCTTTTTTACAGATTCCGCCGCCTTTTAAACTAGCTCTTCCACCACCTCTAAATAAATCTCTAGACATTTTTCTTTCAGTTCTAGCTAATTGTTTTTCATCTGCTGCAGCGTCAGCTATTTTTTTAATACTTGACATATCTCCTTTTTCAAATTTTTTATCTAAACCCTTACCTACATTTTTTCCAGATATAGCTTCTTCAAATTGAATCATTGCAATTTCTTTAGGCATGCCTTCTTTTTTACTATGTATAGATTTTGTAGCTTTAGCAAAATCTTGCATTAATTTTTCTTCTTTTTTCTTTTTTTCAGCTTTTTTCTTTTCTTTTCTAGCTGTTATTGTTGACGGATATTCAAATGCCATTAGATTAACCCTTTATAGTATTTTGCATAAGATTTGTTTCCAACTTTAACACCCCCTAAGTCTCCAGAAATATAACTTCCATTATAATTCTTTTGAGCTTGTCTAATCATTGAGTTGCTGCCATCAGAAAAATGTTTTCTACCTAATAAAGCTTCTTTAATAACAGAAGTTTTTTTAGTCTTCTTCTTTTTCTTGCCTTGCATCTGCTCAATAAGTTTTTTAATGTTACGTTGACTCATTATCTATTGATCTTACCTTTTTTCTTAGCTTTAGAACCAAATTTTCCGTAAGACTCATCTCTGCTAGCTTTTAACTGTGCAGGTGTTCTTTTCTTTTTGATTCTCATAGCGATAGATTCATCTTTTCTATCTTTGTAGCCCTGTTTTTTCTTACCAACTTTTTTCACGGCTCCACCTTTTTTATACATTTTTCCGCCTCTCATTCCCATGTCTGGTGAATAAAAGCCAGAAGCTTCATCTTTTCTTGCAGTGCCAGAAATCATTTTTCCGCCACCCATTGCTCCTGCACGTCCACCTTTATTGAATCTGAATCTTGCAGGTCTAACTCCATTTTGTCTCATTATTTTTTACCTCCATTACGAAATATTTGTGTACCCTTTATACCAAAAATACTACCAACTACAAGGATCCATAATGTGGAAAACCAGGTCGGCAGTGCTGCGAAGTGTTCAAAGAAAATTTTTACCTTCTCCATAGCAACTGGATTGTCTGAAAAGACTCCCCAAGCAAGCACAATTATAGGGGCAGACAATATTACGAGAACAAATTCGTCCTTATAATCGTTTTGACGTGCTTCTAATAATTTACCCTGGTATTGTTCCTCACCACGAGCTTGACGCTCTGCATGTAGCAGTTGTGCGTCTGACATAGCGACTTTTGCCTTCTGCTTATTAGCATAAATCTTACTTCCAGCAGAGACGGCTAATTTAATTGCCGATAACCACATGTTAGTACCAAGTAGCTTTTTTACTCTTTGACTTCAGCATTCTTTTAGTTCCTTTAACTTCAACTTCATCACCAGTTGGTAATACATTTGATTGCATACCATTAGCTAAAGTCTTAGTTCTAGGATCTCTCTCCAAGTTTTGACCTGGAGTTTCAATATCAATACCTCCGTTAGAGAAGCCATCTTTATTGATGTCCAATGCTTTGTTTACATTTACTTTTTCAGCCATTTGTCCTCCTATTTTTTTCTTAACTTGCCTAATGTTATAGCAAATCTAGCTCTTTGTCCAAGTTTTCCTGGTTTCTTAGCCGCTGCTTTTAACTTTGACTTAGGAATTGTCTTACCTTTTTTAACTCCTAAAGATTTTCTTAGTGAACCAGGTTTTTTTATCGCTTTTTGGATAAATTTACTGCTTCCACCTTTTTTAAACACTCCTCTACCTTTAAGAATGTCTGCTTGTGTAACTTTTCCGTCACCTGTTAGGTCTGGGAACTTTTTTCTCATCGATTTTCTCCTTCATATTTTTCAATTTCAACACTTGGCATCATTTTATCCACATTTGGAATAGATTTGCTCAAAATTGTCTTTTCGATTGATGTATCAGCTCTTAGTTTTGCTAATTGTTCGTTCTGATCCAACTTATCTCGCTTGTCTTGTTGGTTCATCATAGATTTCATACGATCAAGATTGATTCTTTCCTGACCTTCAACCTTTTTACGCTCGTTATCCATAGCTCTAAGATCTAATTCTCTTGCTCTAAGCTTAGCGATAGGGTCATTTCCAAAACCTGACGTGACTTCTCGCTCTTCTTTTAAAAATTCTTCCATCATTTCAGCAATCAACACAGCTTTTCTTGCTTCAAGTCTTTGTGTCATGGCTTGTAACTGCTGTGCAACTTGTGGATTTTGTTGGGCCATCTGTTGCATCTGAGCAAGTTGTGGAATTTCTTGTGCAAACTCTAATTCAATTTGCTCTTGTGCCATCAAACTTATGTGCTCCATAATATTTTTTTCCATCGCAGCTGTAATCATAGGATTATTTTTAGCAATATTAGTTGCCATAAAGTTTAAATGCGATGTGATGTGTGCTCTATGGTCTTGACCAGGAAAAGCTTGAAAAGGTTTACCAGCTAAAGCCATAATATTTTCTAATGCAGGATCCATTGGAGCAGGTGGTTGTGGTTTAACTAATAACGTATCAATATTTTTTACACCTAAGGCTTCATACATATTTCTATACGCTTGATACAAATTATGTATTTGCGGATTAGATGTTGCCAGCTGCAACTCTGTTTGCGCGAGGGATATACGCTGAGTTTGTGAAAAGATGTTAGGGTCCGCAACTGGCAGTATATCTACTCGATCATCAAAGTCTTGTTGTTTAATCATTCTTTGACCCCCAACTACATCATATGGATATTCCGGTGGTAGATATAATTTGAATACTCTTGCTAGCATTTTAAATTCTTGTTTTAAAGAAGAGTAAATTCTTTTGTGTATTGCGGACATAACTCTTGATCCTCTTTCCAGAAGAGCAACAGTTGTTCCAACAGCCGCTTGTTGATTACCATCACCGACTTGCATATCTGCAATCGATGCAAATCGTTGACCAGCTGATACAACAACACCCATTAATTGTAATAATGTTTGAGATGGTTCTTTAAATGGTAACATCATAAACGAATCTTTTAAGTTACCACCCGGTGCATCTACATCTCTAAACTCACCAGGTTGAATTGATTGCGCGTCATCTCTAATTCTAATGCCACGCATTTTAAATCCTGCGGGTAGGTTGGAGAGCGTACCCGCATCCAATAATTGACGAAGAGCTGCGGTTGCAGTTCTAGACAGACCACCAATCATATGGATGAGACCAAAGCCATAAAATCCTAGTCCCGGTAAAAATTTAAAGTGGACAAAGTATTGGATCTTTTCTTTCTTTGGATCTCCAATTTCGTAGTTTCTTCTAATAGATAAAACTTGTCTTGTTGCTTCTTCAACAGTTACAATGTAAGGAATTTTTATTCCTGATGGTTCACCTGTTTGTGGATCTTGATCTTCAAAACCTTCAAGGTCTAAATTAACATGACACTCTAACAAAGTATAAATGTCATCATCTTTAGATTTTCTTTGACCTTCTAGTTCTCGTTCTTTTTTCTCAACTTCGTTTTCTTGATAACCAGGTGTACCTAATTCTACATCTAAATAGAAACCTGCAACTTGTTGTTTTCTTAATTCGTTTTTAGAAATTTTAATCCGGTGTATGACTGCCTCCGCATCATCTAATGAGGTAGCTGAATAGGGGACAATCAAATCATCCGCCGGAACAAACTTCGATGTTGCTTTACCAGAAAGTTCATCAAAATAAACTTTCTTAAATGTTGAACCTGCTAATGGCAGATAGAACAACATTGAATCGAAGTCGGGCTCATAGTCATGCATTTTTTCCATGAGCTCATAGTTCATATAATCTTTTACTCTTTGAGCTTGTCTTGTTTTTTCTTCGTTAGGCGCACCGATGGCTTGTGTTCGTACTGGTCCATCAGCCGGTAAAAGCTCTTTATATGCCAACGCCTGAAACTGAGTAACAGCTTCAGCAAGAACCGGGTGAGTCGCCCCCGAGGCACCTTGAAATGGTTCTGTCCGCATGTCATATTTAAACCCTAATAAATCTAAACCTTGAGTGTACGTCTTCTCCCAATCTTTTCTTGACATGTTATAGTCCATATACTTTTGCGTCAAGTCACTTCCTAGTTCTCCTAAAACATCGTCTGGTAAAAATTCTGCTAAGTTTGCGTAGTGTTCGTCGCCACCTTCTGGAGAAGCGGCATTAGGATCGAAGTCAACTGTAACTGACCCGTCCTCTTCTTCGACCATTTCTACTGGTCCTTTTTTAGTTTCTTCAACAGCTACTTCTTGTTCAATAGCTTGTTCTATTTTTTCTTCACCCGGGATATTAACTGTTGATCTTGGCCCTTGTGTTAGGGCTTTGTCTATTTTGTCTGCCATTTGTTTTCTCCAATTTAACTGTTTTAACAGTATTATAACTAATATTCAACCCCTGTGGATTAGGTCCTGATTCAGGCGGCAGGAGCCAGGTCTTAGGGTACGAATTCTTCTGTTTCATCTATTTGTCCTCTTACTCTCTCTTTTAGTGAGTCTAATCCTTTTGCAGCTTCTGGTCCAAATAAATATGCCGCTGCTAATTCATCTCCACTTGTAAATCCTTGTTCTGCTGCTTTTGCTACATCTGCTCCACCCATAACCATACCTGCTGTACCTACTACAGGAATAAAAGGTGCTGCTACTCTTACTATAGGTCTAGCAATTTGTTTTGCGTATTTACCAAATTTTTTAAATTTATCCGATAACTTTGCTTTTTCAGGTCTATCAATTTGATCAGCAGTTGTTACACCAGGTATTGCTTTTGCTTTTTCAATTGCTGATATTTTTCTTTCAAAGTTTTTTCTTTCTTTTCCCGTCATATCTTTATAAATTTTGTTTTCACCTTCAATACCAGCGAATGACATTTTATAATTACCTGCTTTTGGTTTAAACTCACCTGTATCTGGATCTACTTGAAAATATCCTATTTGACCTTTGAATTCTTTTCCTAAATCATTAACAGCATTTAAGACATTCTTTTTTGCTCTAGCATTTAATTCTACTATTTTTTCTTTATAACCATCTGGTTTTGTTTTAATCAAAACTTCTTGAGCTTCTGCAATCGCTTGACCTATTTTGTTATAGCCTTCTAATGCTCGGTTCATTTTTGCATCGATAACAAAAGTTGTTTTAGTTCCAGGTTTTGCAGATTCAATTAATGGATATACGTGACTAAATTGTTTTCCTGTTTGACCAGATCCTTTAACTGAAATATTACTACCTTGCGTCTTTTTTATTTTCTCATCTCTTTTTACGTTTTCTAGATTTTCAGGTTTTTTCTTTTTCTTACCGAAGTTTTTAAACTTTAAAGTTTCTCTTTCAGTCTCTTTTCTAGTTAATATTCCTTCGTTTCTAAAATCTTTTCTTGTGTAATTTGTATATTTAGGATCATCTATAATAGCTTGTATCTCTTCGTCTGTTCTCATGATGAATTGATTTTTTTGTAATGGATTTGAATAATCGTATTTTTTCGTTCCTTCATTAAAATTTTCTCTCTCGTAAGTATCAATCTGTTCTCTAATTTTATCTTTGTCTTCTCTAAGTTGGTTATAGATTCCTGATGCCTGTTCCTCGGTTAGTTGGCCCTTGGTCAAAGCTTCTTGAATAAAATAATCTAGCAACCGGATTCTGGATTCAGGGCTTATACCTTTAGAAACTTCTTTTAATGTTTTTAGTTTGTCAGCAAAATTTCGTTCAGGTTTTGGTAAAGGTTTGGGTGTGCCGTCAGCGAATCTTGCTCGCCTGACCATATGTGCATAGGCTTCGTTATAATGATGGAGTTTCAATTTAAACTCCTAAGATACCTGGTAATCCTCCAGCTTGAACACCTGCTCTTGCAGATCCTAATTCCAATCTTAGAAAATCATCTATTTCCATAATTGGCATTCCAGGTCTTTGTTCGTTCATGTCGTATTTATACTGTTCATACATGTCAAGTTCGTCATCAGTATATTTACCTGATGCCATCATCATGTTGTCTGATCTACCTTTTTTACCAGATGACATTTCAAAATAAAATTCTTTTAGTTCATCAATACTTCTAGGTCTTCTACCTTTTCTTTTAATAAATTCTCCTACGATCATTTCCATCGTAACACTTGGATCAATCTTTTTTGCTGATGCTAATTGTGCGATACCTTCTTCTTCCATAGGTCTACTTCCTTTTAAAATTTTTTCAAAATCACCCATGGGATCCATGTCGATTTCTTTGATTTTTATATTATTCCTTTTTATGTAGTCCGTCAAGGATTCTCCACCCTCAACTCCTACACCAGAGTTATAAGAATCTATTACATCTGCGTATGTTTCAAATTCCATTAATAATACACCTTTTGTCGTTTTGGCAGTAGTTCATCCTTATAATCTTCAGGGTGTTCTACTAAACCACCTTGTCTAAATCTCATGACAGCTTGGGTCATACTATCTACCAAGTCATCATGATCGCCAT